CCCATCGGCCGTCTTCCGCGCTGGGGCGCGGCCGGGGGCCGGGGGGCGGTCACCTTATTCTTGCCGCGTCTGGCATTCACATGAGGAAACAGACCGCACGCGTCGGAGTTTACCGTGCGCTGGATCTCCTTAGCCCTGGCACGCATCCAGAAGTGAGAGCGGCCATACATCTTGCCGATGAGGCGAGAGGACAGACAGCCGGGCAGACTCAACGCCCACCTGATCAGCTCGACGTGACGACGGAAGGCGAAGTTATCCGTGCAGGCCAGCGCATCCATGAAGCCCTTGAGCATCACGCCGACATGATCGCGGGAGATGAACGCGTCGACCTCCTCGCGTCTGCCAAGGTCAGTAGGGTTGAATGCCCAGTCAGGATGGTTGGCGTCGATGTTGAAGACGTGCCGAGGTTGCGCCATCTCAGCGTAAGGCAGTACGCCATTCTCGCGCATCTTCTCCTGGAGCTTCTTCGGCTGAGCGAAGAACCAAGCATCAAACGACTTGGCCTCCTTAGCCGGAGCCGTCAGGTCGTTGAGCCTAGCGCGTGTCACGCATCTCAGCGTCAACTATCTTGACGGCGGGGCAAGTGGCAAAGGTTGTGCCAGGTATTGTCCTTCGCCGTGTATTCAATGAGCCCTAACAGGCGTAGTCGTCTGACCAGGGAGTCTCGGCGCTTGCGTCGCTTCTTGCCCTTGCGGGTGTAAGGGATGTCGAGGAGGAGGGCGTCGAGCTGCGGAGGGGTCATGGTGGCCGGCCATGTGCGGACGGTCTCGAGGAGGTAGGTGTTAGCCCCTGCCCTGATCTCGGTGGCCTTGGCGGTGGCGCAAGCCTGGGTGGCGAGCATGATGTCACGTTTGTTCTTCCAGAGCCAGCGTCGACGGGCGGTCAGTTCGCGGCGGATGCGTAGGAGGTTCAGTTGAGCCGGGGAGAGAGGGCGACGTGGGCTCATCTCGGGTAGGTGCGGCTTAATTTATTTAATACGCCCCCGTGCGCCAGCAGAGGGGGTAGCGTTATTAAATACTCCCCCTGTGGGAGACGGAGTTGCATACCCTAGCGACGAGGTCATGATTAAGGGGAGGGAGGGGGGCTTTAGGGGTGCAGGGGTGGTCCTACCCCTTAGACGTAGTTCGGACGCCCTGTAGGGGCCTTGGCGGGGCTGGAATGGCCCTTCGGCGGGCTGGCCTCGGAGGAGGTGGACGGGGCGTGTTCCCATCGCAGGACGCCTTCCTCTTGGGAATGTTGTAGGTAGATGAAGCCAGACTTTGAGCGGTTGCCGTCCAGATCGGTCAGGCCGCAACGGGAGGCGCGCTTGGAGAAGCCGAACTTGTACCGGGCAGGCTCGCCCTTAGTGCGGTAGAGGAAGCCCGCGTCACGGGCGAAGTTCGTCCATTCGGCGGAACCGGCGCCGAGGTAGGCAAGTTGAGACGGGGTCATGCTGTCCAGGTCGTCGGCCGACTTGGGCTTGGTCGTGTGGTGCATGTAGATCATGGCGGCCTTGCTTCGCTTAAGGACAGGGTCGACTTGCGTGCGCAGCCAATCGGTCGTCAGGGACTGATCGGCGATGTCGAAGCCCGCGTATGCTAGGAGAGGGTCGACCCAGACGACTTCGGCGCCGTGCTTAAGGATAAGACTCTCGAGGAAGGCCGGGAAGGCCGTGCCCATGTGTTTCGTGTCTCGGACGATGGCGATGTTCTCCTTGAGCCGTAGCTTCTCGGTCTGCGTCATCTTGCATGTGGCGCCCTGCCATGCTTCCGCGATGTCGCCTCCGTCGTTCTCGGCCTGAAGGATGAGAGTCCTCAGGGGACGCACGGGGGCTAGGCCGAAGACGGACTGGCCTAGGGCCCACGACGTGGCGATCTGCATCATCAGGGAGGACTTGCCCGTGCCGGAGAAGCCGACGATGGAGACGGCGTAGCCTTCGCATAGCCAGCGGCGGGCCTTGCCGACGAGCACCGTCTTATCCTCGAGAGGGTCGAAGTTGTCGAGGGCGTCGAGGTCGAACCATTCGCCGGTGTCCTTCTCGCGCTTGGCGGCCTTGCGCGTCTCGGCGATGCGGGCATAATGGTCGAGCAGGATGTCGGGGTCGGTGGCCTGTTCGGCGGCGACCAGGGCACGGCGCAAGGTGGCCGCATCCGCGATCATGTCGGCGTGCTCTAGGCGGAAGGTGGCTTGGCCTGCGTCGCTGACCAGGAGGGATACAGTGGCTTCGGTCACCGGGCTGTTAACCTGGCGTAGGCGCTGGCTTACTGTCAGCTCGTCGGGTGTGACTCCGTCCACGGCCAGCGAGAGCATGGCGGCGGCGATGTCTTGGTGGGCTGGCTCAAAGAAGTCGGAAGGCTGGAGGTCGCCCGGTAGGTGGGCGGCTTCGCGTAGGAGGACGCCGAGGAGGTGGCGTTCCGCGGCGACGTTATTCGGCGGGATCATGGAAGAGAGGGTTGGGGTTTGTGGGCGTGGGTGCCCGTGGTCAAGATGCTTTGCGTAAGATGCGGTCTAGGTCGGACTTGCGATAGTGCGGGACCGGGCGAGGGGTGCGGAAGATGCGCACAGGGATCAGGGCGGCGTCGATGCGGTATTGGATGCCGCGGACGGTGCGCCGGTGCTTGCGGGCGTAGTCGGATAGGTTGACCCATCCGGCGGGCGCCTTGAAGGCTTCAAGGGCGATGGCGGCTTCGTGCGCCTGTGCCCAGGTCTTGAAGCGAGGGCTCAGCTTGTACGCCAGTCGGCTGCGGGTGATGCGTCGTTCTTGGGCGAAGCCTGCCTTGACGATGCGGGCGATAGGCAGGGCGACTCCTGCCCGGGTCTGATAACCTAGGAGGCGGGTGATTTCGACGGTCTTGAGCCAGCCTTCGGGGGCGGCCTTGGGTTTGCTGACCAGGGCGGCGACGAGGGCGTGGGCGTCGAAGCGCTTCATCGGGCCTTCGGGGTGAAGACCTTGAGGTCGGTGGTCCAGACCCAGCGGGAGCCGACGCGGTGGACGAGCCAGACCTTCCAGTCCTTGCCGTCGACCCACCCGGCGGCGAAGCCTGAGCCCCAGCGGGAGGTGGCTAGGCGGTGCGACGCATAGGACATGGCGTCCTTCTGGCAGAGACAGCCGGCGGAGAAAGCGGCGCCGCCTTCGGCCTTGGTTAGATTGACCTGAGCGAGCGTGTGCGTGTGGCCGTGGATCAGAGCGCCGCCGCGGTCGGCGTAGTGCTTGCCCTGTTCGGCGGTGGCGTTCAGGCCGTGGGCGTAGCCATGGATGAAGGCGACCTGACCTAGGCGATAGACGCCCTTCTCGGCGTGGTAGGGGAGGATGGTCTTGGCTCCGCAGCTCTTAGCGGCGGTCTTGATGCGGGCTTCGAGGTCGGCGCAGTAGTCGCGTACCAGGGCGGAGCCTGAAGTATGTTGAAGGGCCTGTGCCCGGTGCTCGTGATTGCCCATCAGGTAGACGGTGGGCTTAGTGCGCTCAAGGAAGGCTTCACCGGCCTCGATGTCGGAGATGAGGGACTCGGCGCCTTCGGCATCCTGCCCGGCTCCACGGCGCAGGGATCGGAAGTCGAAGCAGTCGCCGAGGTGGACGCGCACGGTCGGCTTGTAGTCCTTGATGAACTCGACGAGGGCTTCGACGGCGTTCTCGTCGGCCATGTCGCCGTGGTTATCGCCGAAAGCGACGAAGCGGGTGGGCGTGCTCATTAGCGGACGTTGATGTAAGGGATGGGCTTGCCCGCGTCGAAGGCAGCCAGCATCTCGTCACGGCGCTTGCGGGCGGTCTCGAGGTCGCTGGCGATGTTCTCGACGATGTCCTTGCCGCGGCGACGCAGGCGGAACCAATAGCAGTCGCCGAGTTTCTGAAGGTGGTGGTTAGGGTTCTCGGCCTTGATATAGGCGGGCTTGTCGTTTCGCCCGGTGCGGGTGTACTTGGGGCAGGCCAGCAGGAAGGCCACGCGGTCGGGGGACAGGCCGACCTTGTTTGCCCAGCGCAGCGTGTCAGTGTTCAGAGTTTCCATGAGCGGGCGAGGTTGCGGCCTTCGGTCATGATCGCGTTACGCGAGGACGGCCTGAAGATGTACTCCTGGTCGAACAGGTGGGAGGCGCGTATCTCGGCGATGCTGTCGAGCTCTTCGTCGTTGGCCGGGCCGACCCCAGCGGTGGCGACGTAGATGGTGCGGACCTTCCAGCCCTTTTCCCACAGGATGTCCTGACAGACCCTGAGCTCGTTCACATATCTCCAGTCTGAACAGACCACCGTCTCGGGGGAGGGTTGGTCGTGGTGCTTCATGACCGGGCACCAGTTGGCGAAGTGGCGGGCGAAGACGTCCCGATCCATGCGCCGTGCGAACTTGCCCGCGTGGACGAGGAAGTCACGGTTATCGACCTTGAAGTCCTCCTTGAAGAAGTCCCCATCAAGGCCGAGGTAATCCATGTAATGGTTCGCGGCCTCCTTCAGGGCGTCGGCGAAGTTGATGTGCTCGGCGGGCCGCTGAGACCACTCGAGGATGCCGGAGGCGAGCGTGTCCTTGCCAGCCCTGGCATAGCCTGCGATCAGGACGAGCGTCGGGGCGGCCATCGGCGTGGGTGCGTCGGTCACGGGATTAGAAGGGGACGCCTTCGGGGGGCAGCGGCTCTTCGGGAGCGGTCGGCTTCTGGGAGCCCTTCGGATAGGTCATCTTGTACTTGTACTGAGGTTTCCCCTGCCACTCGCCGTTTGCCTCGACCTCGACGCCGACGAGGATGGTCTGGCCGCACGCGGGGGACAGGTACTCCAGGTATTCGGCAGGGGTCGCGTCGAGTCTGATCTCGTTGGTATACTTGCCGGAGAACTTGCCGACGAGCATGGCGAGGGCCTTGCCGTATTTGCTGGAGAAGTTCTTCGACAGGCAGAAGCCCTTGTCATCGACGAAGAACAGGCGGCAGGACGTGGTGCCGTCCTCCCACTGTTTGACCTTTTCGAACTTGGGCTTGATGAGTTTCAGCTTGTAGGTGCCGTTCGTGCTGATGGAGGTGAGCGGGGGGCGGTCGTTGTTTTCGGTGGTCATGGTATTAGGCGAAGTTGATGTTGGTCGCGGCGCTGGGCTTGGCGGCGATGTCGATGGTCGTGATCTCGGTCTGGTAGCCGGGCCAGTTGCCCGAGGCGGTGCATTCCTTGTACAGGGTCAGCGCGCGCTCGAAGTCGAAGGCGGCGCCGGTCATCAGTTCGGGCCCGAGCTCGTAGACCGCGTGGGCGTAGGGCGGCTCCTTCTCGACGGCGATGAAGCGGAAGCCAAGGACGCGGCACTTGTAGGCGGACTCGACGGCGTGCCGGTAGAAGTAAGCCTGGAGGGCATACTTGTATTTGCGGACGGACTGAAGGAAGCCGTGCGGGCTGGCGTCTTCGCAGGTCTTCAGATCGTAGATATAGCCGTCATCGGAGATGCCGTCGATTGCACATTTGCACAACGTGTCACCGATAAACGCGGTGAACATGACCTCGGTCTTCGACAGCACGATGCCGTTGGCCTTCATGCAGGCCGCAGCGGAGTTTGCGACGGCGTCGACGAGGGCACCCTCTTCGGCGGTCAGGATGGCCTTGCCTTCGTTAGCGGTGACGAACTCGGCCCACTCGGCCTTGCCTTCCTTCGTGCGCTTGTCCACGTCCGGGGCGATGGCGTGCGTGGCGTTGTATGCGTCCAGCCCTTCGAGGGCGAGCTTGTGGACCGCCGTGCCCACTCGGAGGGCCTTGGACTCTTCGCGGGTGCGGGAGAGATACGCCTGGTAATGGGCGGGGGACTTGAGCAGTTCCTTCGCGCCGGATTGGTTGAGCGCTTGGATGCCGTCATAGATGACGCGTTCGGTGATGAGGTCGGGCATGGTGATCGGATTACTTGATGTTGAAGCTAGCCTTGATGGTTTCGTAACGAGCCTTCGTAACCGACTTTTCGTCGTGCTTGTGAAGCTCTTTGGCCATGTCGTCGGCGAGCATCAAGATGACCTCGAACTCAGCGAGGGTGTTCTTGATGAACGCTTCGTGCTCCTTGAGGTCATCCTTGGCCTCCTTGAGACGTTCAGTGATGAACTTGGAGTAATACTCTTCGTTCTTTAGTTTTTCGGTGGTTTCTTTGGTGCTCATTTTGGTGTTCTGGGTGTTGGTGGGAAAGGTCAGAGAAGGGCCATGATGGCGTCGGCCTGATCGGGTCGACGGCGCTTGATGGCGGTCACGCACATGACTGAGCCCACGGTGAAGCGGGAGCAGGCGACCGGGCGGTTGGCGTAGGTCTTGCACTTACCAGAGCCGGAGAGGTGCGGGCATCGGGCAGGGACTTCGGCGAAGGTACTGCCAGCGATATGGAAGACCTCGCCGCGGGCGGCATAGAACTCCGTCGAGGTCGGGCTAGGGCTGATAGGCAGCATGATGCTCTCACAGCAAGCGCCCTTGCAAAGTTCACAGGCTGTCATCTTCGGGGCTGGCTTCTTCGACAGAGGCGGAGATACGGCGTACGTCTTCAAGGGCGGCCTCGGCGGCGTTCTCCATGGCCTCGAGCGTATTGCGCAGGACGCGCAGCTGGACGACGAGGACGTGGACGCGGTCATGGAGGGGCTTGACCTGGGCGGACTCGTCAGCGGTATCAATCTGATCGGCGAAGACCTGCAGTTCGGTGATGGCCGAGCGGTTCAGGTCGGACAGGGTGATGATGTCGGCGTCGTGCTGTTCGTAACGCCCGGCGATATGCTGGACGGTGGCCAGCGAGCCCGTGATGTTTTCCACGAGGCGCTTGATTGAGTCGCGGTTGGTCATGAGCGGGTGGGCGTGAAGGTAAGTTCCTTTATCTCCCCGTTAGGGGCAAGCGTAAAGAAACGGACGGCGGAGCGGGACAGGGACGGGTAGGTCTTGCGCTTCCAGGCGTTGAGGTCGGTCAGGAAGTCGGCGTGCTTGCGGGCCGTCAGCTCGACGTACGGGTAGCCGTCCAGCAAGAGCAGCAGGGCGTACTGCTTCGGGACGGTGGCCGCGATGCGCTCGATGCCCTTGGGGGTGTCAGCCATCAGAGTTGCCCGGTCTTGGCGCGGTTCCACTTGGCGATGGTGGCGATGCAGACGGCCTTGGAGATGGCGTCGAACTGGCAGAGTTCGGACTGCATGATGTCGTCGAGGACGCGGGCGAGTTCGTTGCCAGCGTAGATGATGGCCTTACGCTTGGCCTCTTCGGCGGCGAGGAGGTTCTGGTTGTGCAGGGCACCCATCACGGCGGATACCGGGTCGAAGGGGTCGAAGTCAGGCTTGCTCATTTGGTCAGGGGGCGGGGGGTGGGGGAGAAGGCGGGGGCGGACGGGGAAACGGCCGCAGAACGGAAGCCAGAGGCCACGGCGCCGTCATCGTCAAGGTCGACGGAGATACCGCACGCGGTCTGGATGGACTGGCGGCGGATGTAGGTGATTGCTCCGCCAATCTGCTGGGCGGTCAGTCCCTCGGCCTTGACGAGCAGGGTGCCGAACTCAAAGCGTTCGCCGGATGCGTGGAGAAAGGCGGTGGACACGCCGACCTTTCCCTCCTGGCTGACGAGCGTCTGGATCAGAGCGAGGTCGTGGTCGAGGAGCACGGGCTTGATGGCGTCGAGCAGCGCGTCGAGGGAGACGTACTTGGCCTTAAAGGCGGGGTTGATTTTGTTGGCCTTCACGTTGTCCAGGGCGGCGAGCGCTTGGACGAGGGCGGAGGTGGCGGTGGTGGGGGGCGTGGGTTTGGTGCTCATGGTGGAGATTATTTAGTAGCTTCGGCCTTGGTGACTTCACCGGCCTTGATGGTGGCCTCGATGTCGGCGAGGGACATCCGGGTGTAGTCGGGGACGAAGAGGTTGTAATACGTCACGCCGTTGCGGACGGTCGGGGTCAGGAGGCGGGCGACCTTCTGATCGGGTAAAACGATGTATGACGAGTCCGCGATGATGCGGTAGTCGGCGGGGAGTTTCGGGTCTTTCTTCATGCGAGGGTAGAGGTTACAAAGTAAAGGGTCTTACCGAGTTATGTAAACTCAGTTGATGGCGCCGCGGGTGGCGGAGTCAAAGATGAGGAGGGCGTCGGCGTTCCAGAGGGTGACGTCGACCGAGGGAAACAGTTCGGCAGCGCGGGCCTTCAACTTGTTCTTCCACTGGGTCGTGGTCAGGTCGCCCTTCGTGCCACAGGTGTGCGTCTTCTGCCAGATGGCCGGACGGATGCGGTGGATTTTCCAGCCCATGGCGACGGCGGCGCCGTAGAGCACGCCCGTGTTCCACATCAGTTTGCCGATGGCGGAGCCGGGGATGTTCTTGCCGGCGAACAGCGGGGGCTCCTCGAGGTAGAGGGAGACGTCCTTGGCCTTGCAACTGAGATCGGCGAGCAGTTGGCAGACATCCACATCGGACCCGGGCATCTTAGCGCACTCCACAGGGTCGCCGTCTGCCGACCAGACGATGCCGCCGTTTACGCCAGGGTCGATTGCCACGATGAGATGAGCCACGGCAAGACCCTTTAACGCGGCTTGGCTAAGGACAAGCGGAAAAGGTTAGCCACGCGGAAAGCGTAGCCGTTCGCCCGGAAGCCTTGGGAGCGGGCGGCGGTCCAACCTACGTTCCAGACAAGGGCGAGTTGCTCAGGGGTCGGGTCGGTCATGCCAAGGCGGTGGAAGTTCGCCCTGATCCAGCGGAGGTGCGAAGCGGCCACCATGTCCTGGGCGGTCGCGTCGCGCCACTTCGACCAGGGAAAGGCGTAGTGGCCCTCGGCCTTGAGGCGGGCGGAGGCGTCGTCCCAAGCGGCCTTGCCGACCTGATACATGCCACGCTCACCGGCCTTGCCGATGGCCTTGCGGTTGTGCCCGGACTCGACCTCGGCGACGGCCTCGAGGAAGGCGGCGTCGGTCTTGGCTTGGGCGTTGAGCCCGAGGAGCAGCAGGGCGACCACGGAGAAGCGCTGGTTGAGGGTCATACGCGTCTCGGGACTTGTGATCCGGCGACCTCGAAGCCGTCGAGCTCGTAGGAGTATTGGATGCCGACCCAGCCACCGGCGGCGGCGTAAGCCTGGAGCGATACCTTCACGGCGCCGTCCTCGTGCAGGGCTTCGTGATAGTGGTGCAGGAGTTTCTTCATGCGGCTCGAAGCGATGGCCGTCTTGGCGGAGCAAATGTCCCCGGTCATGATGCGCTCGTTGATTTCATAGACCTCGGAGAGCAGGGCGACCATGCCGTCGAGGTGGCGGAAGGCGCTCATCGGGAAACGGAGGCTAGGATGATTGCGTCCTGAGCCCTGACGCGGGCCTGAAGCGTTCGGATGTCTTGTTCTTTATCGTCGATGATGCAGATCTGCATCTCGATGGCGCGGTCTGCCCGGTCTCCGTAGGCCTTGAGGGCCACGGCGTTCTTGTGCAGCTGACGGGCGATGCTCCAGGGGAAGAGCCACCAGAGGCGGGGGAGGGAGTCGGGTCGGATGATGAGCATGGGATTGTAGGGGCGGTGGGATGGGTCAGGCATTAGCGGTAGGATTGGAACTTGAACGAGGAGATGTCCCGTTCGCGGTACTTGCGGACGAGGTGGCCGTTGTTGGACAGCCAGCGGTAGACGGTGCAGGAATTGACGCCAACGGCCTTGGCGGCGGCCAGAGCGCTGCCGGTCTTCTTGTATACCGGGAGCACGGTGTTGTGCCAGTTGCTCTTATCCCAAGAGAAGAAGCGCCGTCCGTTGTTGTTAAGCATACGGCGGCCTAGCACCTTCAACCAGGAGCAGATCGTGACGCCCGAGACGCCGAGGCGGGCGGCCACGTCTTCGGAGTTAAGGCGCTCGCGTTCGTCGAGCTGCGGCAGCATGGCCTCGAAAGCCCGGATGCGGTCGTGCTTCAGTTTGCTCATCTTCACGCCGTTGATTTCGTGCGTGGCCTTGAGGCCGCGGGGAAAGTGTCCTTTAGGCATGGCGCTTACTTCTGGCGGCGGTACGGACCGCGGCGGTTGAGGTTGACCCACTGGGTGTTCGTCAGGTCGAGCCAAGTCCGCAGGGTGCAGACGGTCGTGTCCAGGGCGGCGGCGGCATCGGCCTGCGACTTGCCGGCGGCGTTGAGCGCGGCGATCTGCGGGAGGATGGCCTGTAGGCGTCGGGCGGCGTACTCGGCCATCGGGCGCTTGAGGGGGATGACGCGACCGGCGAAGGTCAGCGTCTCGACGTAGGGGTGGTTGGCGTTGGGCATGGTGGGAAGGTTAGGCGAGGTGCCAGCAAAGGATGGTGACCTTGGGGTTGGAGTGCGAACCAGCGTCCCGGTACTCGACGACCTGATCGTAGCGGGAGCAGACATCAGCCTTGGCCTTCGCGGTGACGTACTTGTTGAAGTCGCCGGCGGTGGGCTCGCTCGCTAGGACGACGAGTTGACCGCGGGCGTGGTCGATGCCGTAGAGGGCGTAAGAGCCGAGGCCCTTGACGCAGCCGTCTCTGTCCTTGAGGCTGGCGGCCTTGCGGAAATCGATTGCCTTGCGCTTGAGGAGTTCGGTCATGGCCTTGTCGGAAACGAGTTCGGCCTTGGGTTT